AGCCCGTACCGGTCCCGCCTACCTTCCGATACACACCATTGTTAGCGACAATCGGGTCTTCCATGACCCATGCCATGCTATTCGCAGCAGGGACGAGATCAGCGTAGAGCGCGGTTCTGGTCTGGTAAATCTTCCCGCCGGTCGCAACGAAAGCCGCGATGATGCCTTCGACCCAAGTCAACCATTCGCGGATCTTCCGCTTGTCCGGCTCGACCGGGTTGGCTGCCGGCCCATCCGCAAAAATGATAGCGCCAAGTTCAGGCATGATAACCTCATGAGAAGTCGCTCCAGCTTTTGACCAGAGTCGAGTTTGAGATGCGCTTTAGGGTTAGGTGACGATCGAGGTCGCCGATGCTTGGGCCGCCGATGGGACGCCAGAGATATTCTCGGCGCCACACCAGTACTTCCAAGTGCCGGCACCTGGCGTATCCGTGAAGTTGATGGTCTGCCCCGCAGTCACCGTATAACGGCCGATCAGCGTTGCAGCGGCGAATGACTGGACGGTCGTTCCACGCTTGAAGACCAGGTATCGGGTGTTATCGAGAGCGGCCTTGGCGCTGACCGGGACGGTCGTGACGCTGTTCGGCGCCGTCATGTTCGTCGGCGTGCCCGGAGCGACGGAGTCGATCGTCGATGTGATGTTGGCGGTGATAGACCAGTTGCCATAGGCGCCTTGCGACGACACGAAAGCCACTTGGACATCGAGCAACTGATCGGAGGGCACCACATTGGTGTTGAGCTCGACAAACCCGCCGGATGGCGCGGCGTCCGAAAACTGCTGCTCCACCCACGCACCCGGGTTTCCCGTCCCATTGTCAGCCAGACGGTACCGAACCGTCGGCGTCAGGCTGCCGTCTTCAGGGTCAATGATGACCACCCGCAGGTACACGGAACCCGCATTCGACTTCGACTGAACCAAGTTGATTACAGGCGTCAGCACCCCGGTAGGTGTCGGCTTCCCGGGAACGGGCGGTTGCTGCCCTTCGTCGACCGGCGGGTTCCATGCGTCGATATCATCCGGGTGCTGGATGATATCCATGGTGAAGCCGCCCTTAGTGATCGCGAGGATCGAGCGGCGGTTTTCGATGATCTTGCCATTGAGGCGCGGCAACCGAATAGGCGTTTCCATCCTTGCCCAGCGGGCATAGATGGCATTGATGCCGGAGAGCCGGATATCGAGCTGCCCCCTCGCCTTTTCGCGCGCCCGCAGCCATTCGCGCTTTCCGAGCCGGCGCGCTTGGCGCCATTGCTGGACGGCTCGATAATCAGCTTCGGCGGAGAGGATGCGCCCGGCTTTGATCTGGGCGAAGGTGTCCTCGAAAAAGTCCGTGTCCGTCGTCGTGTAATCGGTCTCTGGATAGTTGAACTTCGGCACGAGCCGGTTGACCTCGTCCTCGAACAGGACGTCATAGTCGATGCGGTGCCCAACGATATCCCGATCGGTCAGGGTAACGCAGCGGCTCTCCCGGAACTTGCCGACCGTCAGGATGCGAGCGCCGTCCCCACGATTGACCAGATGCCCGTCACAGGCGGCCAGGAGCGCGTTCAGCGCGGCCTTGGGGTCGTTCTCGGTCGTGTCCCAGAGATTACTCTCGTAGCGCTTCTCGGTGCCGCCGCCAGCCAGTGCGACATCCTCGTCGCAGATGTCAGCCTCTTCGATCCACATATCGAGGACCGGAAGGATGGCAGTATGATAATCGAGACGGAATCCGAACTCAGAAAAGCACAACCACCAGATGATCTGCAGCGCGGTGTTCTGCGTCCACTCCCATGTGTCGGGGTCGCCAGGGTCCTGCGCAGGGTCCCGCGGGTCCCAGCACGCCGCATCGTCGCTCTCCACGGAGAGCATTGGGACACCATAGGGAAAGCGCTTGTTCTGCTCCTTCTGCTTCTCGGCGGAGGCATACATGGCAAGAGACGCTTGCCCGTCGCCGCGATGATCATTCGTCCAGAGACCGGAGCCACCGAAAGCCGCGACAACAAAGGCGTATGCGGTCTCAGTGGGCAGGCCGAGACGGTAGAAAATCCCGACGTTGCCGCCGTAACGCTCATTTCCAGACGAGGCCGTGCCGCCGCCAGGAGGAACCGTCACCTCGTCGTCATGTAGCCAGAACCGATTGACAGACTTGATGCGGTGTCCTCGAAGCGCTTGGACGGCGTAGAGACTTGGGCCGTTGCTTTCCCACAGCATGAAGGCCCCGGACGTTCGGTTCCGGCCCACGCCCCAGATCCGATACGGGATTGGTTGGCGGAGGGGGAACTTTCCATCCTCCGCCTTTGGCGGTTTCGGCGCCATGAGAGCTTGCAGGCCGATTGTCAGGGCAGTCGTGGCGATAGCGGCCGCGATCGAGGCGTAGCTGATGAACGCGCTGCCGATCGTGAACCCGCCGGAGCCGAGGATCGCGGTGAACAGCGGCGTGAAGATCGGATCGCGGGCGACGGCCGGGATGCTGACGCTGGAATAGAAGTCCCATTGCTGAACCCGAACGATGATCTCCAGGCTCGGCAGGTTTTCATAATCCTTGCGGAGACTCATCTACTGAGCCTCCAAGCGGCGATCATCTCCAGCGGCTTCGCAACGATGCCCATCGGTCCAAGCGAGGCCCACAGCGGCCCGAAGCGAACCGCCCCGACCTCTGAGAATCCACCTTCCATTCCCGACGGTGCCCGCACACAGCCGACATCGCCGTCGATTGGGTGATGGACGCGCTTGAAGCCCAGAGGGGCAAGCCGAGCCTGCATGAAGGCCACATGCCCGCCGGCGGCCGTGATGATGGCGTGCGCGCCTTCGGCTGTCCGATAGGTGCCTCGCAGATCGGCGGCCGGGTCCACACCGGTCAGAACCTCAACCCAGGAAGCGCAGATCGTCGTGCAGTCGTTATAGACCCTGCCCTGCGGGTCAGCAGGATGCGCTCTCCCGTCCCCGCCCCACATGAACCGATGCGGCAGGTGAACGAATTCATGAATGTCCATGATCAGTAGCCGAGGCCCCAGGTAGGATTGACGCCGCGTGAAAGGCGGGACGTCTCGTCACAGAATTTGTCGGTCGGCGAGAGCGCCTTCTGATGCGCAGAGGACCACAAGACGCGAGCGGCCCGTGATCTGGTCGCCTCACCCGCAACGGCCGACAGCGCGAGATCCAGGCTCGGCTTCTCCCCCACCATCACGACTCCGCTCGCCTCGCTGACGTGCGATGCCATGCCGGACCAGATCGGGACCGGGCTCGTCATCGGCTGGTAATAGTCATCCAGCGTCGTCAGACCGAGCATGATGTCAGCGCCGCGGACCTCCGGAATGCTGTCGAGCACCTTCGTCCCGGTGGCAGGATCGACACCGGAAAGCGTGAACTGCACGCTGTCGGCGGTGCCATTCACCAGCACCTCGAGCGTTGGGATGCCGTTGAGGCGGCCGCCACCGAGATAGACCGTGCCGTCCGGATCAATCCCGTCGAAGTTCGCCGGAATGTCGTTGGCGCCGAAATACAGGTGCAGTGCCGGGTCAGTGTTGACGAGCAGGAATATCCCTACCTGGTTGCTTGAGCCCAATCGCTCAACAACCGCGTCAGGAACGTATCCCATCGATCAGAAGGCCTCCGTGAACTGCAAGGTGGGTCTCGACTGGTAATAACCGTCGTATGAAAAAGGCAGGGTCACGCCGTCCGGAAGCTTCATGACGCAAGTTGGCCGGGCGAACTCGATGCGAGTCCCGGCGACCGTTGCCTCCCGAAGCGGTGGGACGATGCCGAGCGTGTAGTCCTTGAACGTGAGGTCGACACCGCCGACGGTCTCATTCCCCTCGTCGGTCTTGTCGCTTTCCCAATACCGATAGGCCCTCCAGCCCTTCGACGTGTCCCCGTTCTGATCGTGATAGATCGAGAACCAGTCGGACCAACGGAGGTCGCGCGATGCACCGTAGATGCGAATGCGGATCTGGCCGGCATTCAGCGCCGCATCCTCCAACAGCTTCGACCATACCGTCGCCTGGCTGTAACCAGAGCTGTCCGAGAAGAACGAGCCGTCGGAGTGCTGGATACCCTTGATGATCGGCCGGCGCTTGCCGTTGATCACCGGAAACGGCCCAATGCCGTCGTTGACGATCGGGACGTTGATGAAGCGAAACCCGCCGTTCAGCCGGGCGCCGAGCTGGTTGATATATTCGTGCCGCTCGTCGTCGCCGAAGTCCTGGCCGAAGATGATGCAGCGCTCATAGGTGCCGGTGATGATGCCACCGCCTGAGAAGTCGGTCGAAACCGCCTCCCCATAGGCGTTGCGGCCGCCACCGATGCCATTGCCCGGGTTGTCGAAGCTCATGCGCGAGGGGCGCAGGAAATCGACAAAGAGCATGGGCTGATTGAGGTATCGGGACACGATCAGCCCTTCTGGTTCGCGTAGCGGCGCTGCATGTCGCCGAATCCACCGCGGCGCATCTGTTCCTGCTGATCGGCCAAGCCGACCTGGTTCGACCGCTGTGCTGTGCGGGACGCGATGCTCTCGACCTTTGCCTGCCAATTGCCGTCCTGGTCGACGAAGACGCGGATACCAGCGACACCGCCCCCATTGTCATTGCCAGCGCCGGCCATCATCTGTGCGCTCTTGTTGGTGTTGAACACCTTAGACCCCTGCGGAAGATCGACCAGTTCCGGGCCACGCTCGCCGACGATCGCCATGCCGCCCGGCGCATAGTTCGTGCCGTCGGCATAGAGGCCGATCCCGCCAGCGTATTTAGACAGGTTACCGCCACCGCCGCCGAACAGCCCGCCAAGCCAGGAGAACAGGCCACCACCGCCACCAGAGGGAGCGGAAGGTGCCGCCGGGAAGAAGCTAGTGGACAGAGACTGCCCTACTTTGCCCAACCCCGTGCCAAGCTGTCCTAGTCCTTCAGTGGCCTGTGATGCCGTTCCACTGAATTTTGAAAGAGCTTCTTCGGCACCGTTCAGCCGACCGGAGAAGTTGTGAGCACCTTCGGGGTTCTTCCACGAGAATCCCTGGGGACGCTCGAAACCGGCGAATGCCGCCGTAGCCTCACGCGTGGTACTAGCTGACGTGAGGGCTTTCCACGCTTTATTTTCAGGGCCCATCAGCTCCTTGTAGGCAAAATCGTGCTGAGCAAGAGGGTTATTCTTCCAGTCCGAACCGACGGAGGCGAGCATTTTGGGTGCCCGATCGTTCCACTGATAAAGCCCCTTTGCCGCGCCACCGTCACCTATGGCGGCGGGGTTGAAGGCGCTCTCTCCTTTGATGTTACCAAGGATGCCGGCCACCTGATGATCGGGGAGGCCTTTGCTCTTCCAGAAGTTCCATGCGAGAGCATCACCAGAACCTGAGACAGGACCAAGCGCGGACCGGGTGACCGGAATGACCGGCGCACGATTGTCGTTGGAAGCACGCCCACCGAGCGCAGCAGCAGCCGAACCGATCACGCCACCGACGCCGGATCCGGTGTTGCCGCCACGCGCGCCCATCAAAACATCCGCCAGACCCGTTGCGAGGCGATCGAAGATGTTGTCCCAGAGCTTCTCAGTCGTCTTCTGGAGCGAGCTGAGCGCGGCTTTGCCGAGTGCATCCCCGATCTTGCCGCCGTTCTCCCACGCTGCTGCCTCGAAACTGGAGAAGAAGCCCTTAAACATGTCCTTGCTCTCGGACCAGTCGAGCTGCTGCCCGATGCGGGCCGCGTTGGTGCCCTTGAGGTCTTCAGGAAGGCCGTACTGGCGCAGCGTGGTCGTGATCTGCCGATCGCGCGGGGAAAGATGGGCATCTCCCGCCTGCTGGCTCATCTCGAAATCAAACCGCCGACGGTTCAGCACGTCGACATATTTCCCGTATTCCGCAGTCTTCTGTTTGATAAGGGATATTTCCGCCTCATCAACTGCGGTTCCATTCCGCGCAGCTTCAAGGCGAAGGTCTGAAATCAGCTCATACTCCTTGCGCAGAGCCGCTGCGGCGCCGCCCGTCTTGCCGATGAGATCGATATCCGTCCGCTGATCTTCGAGGATCTTCTGCAGGTTCAAGGCGCGCTCGCGCTGAGCCTCTAATGCCTGCTGTTGAGCCCGGCGAACGATTAGATCGACCTGCTGGTCAATCCGGAGCGACCGGTTTGCCGGAGCTTCCTTCGGGTCGATCGGTTCAGCCTCAAGGCGTCGACGTTCGGCGGCTGCGCGCTCGGCAGGACTCCTTGCGCCTATTCCAGCAACATCGGCGTCGTAGCGCCGCGTCATCGCAAGACGGGCATAGTCGTTGTCCGCATTGTAGCGGTTCGCGTTTGCCGCCGCGTCGGTGCGGGAGAAGGTATCTCGAACCTCGCGCTCCTTCCTCCGCAGTTCCTCAAGAGCATCGGCGGCTTTGGTGGCCTCTTCCGTCATCTTCAGGATGTCGGTGGCGATTGTCTGGAGCCGCTTATTGCTCGGGTCAGCGTTGGCGATATCCTGGATCTGCCGGTTAAGATCGAGGACGTCGCCCTTACCGTCGCGAGCAAGATCAACGACTTTGCGCAGCGTTTCCGCGAACGGGCCGAACTGGTCATTGCGCATCTGTTCGGTGATGCCGGCTAGGTCGGCGCCGGGATACTGGAACTGCGATGCATCGACCTGCGGCGTCGCGCGCATAGCGAACGTTCTTAGGCCGTTCTGCAATGCCTTCTGCAGAGCGTTTCGATCCTGATTGACATCGAAGGCAGTGGCCGACTGAGTGCGCTGACCAAACTGTGCGCCAGATTCTGCGGCAGCGTCATAACGCTCCTTGATCCGGTGCAGTATTTCATCGTGCTTTTCAAGCGCATCACTGGCCTTGCCAATGCCGCTCAACGCCGAAACGCCGAAGCTCACAGCGGCAGCAGTCGCCGTGGTGAGTCCGATAGCAATGAGAGACACCGGGCTCGCGATTGCCGCCAGACCAGCGCCCAAACCAGCGAGCGCCTGTTTGGCCGACTGACCTGCGAAGGCCTGTGCGAACTGAGGCCCCTGCTGGAAACCTACTTGCCCGGCGTTCATGTAGGGAGCAGTCGAGAAGGTATCGAAGAGCTGCGCAGCGATGTTGCCAACGCCCGCCTGACCTCCGTTATTGTTCGCGGGGGACGGCCGACCGCCAGCCGGCATAGGCGGCGCAGACCGAAGTTTCTGCAACTCGGCATTCAGAGCAGCGATGGCGTCCTTCTGCTTCATTATCTGTGAGAGCGATTTGGCTTGAGCAGCATCCGCCTTTGTCTGAGCCGCCGTCACCGCAGCGAGGTTGGCGGCTAAGGCTTTGTAACTGGTCGATGCTTCGATCGCCGATTGATCAAGGACATTATTCGCCTTCGCGGCCCTGGTGGCAGCCGAAGACATCATGTCCAGGCGCTTGTCGATCGAGGACGTGATGCCTTCGAGGCGGCCAAGCGAGCCGACAATCTTGTCGAGCACCGGGTTGAGATCGGCGAACCCGCGCGACATGCGCGTGCCGGCGGCTCCCACGCGCTGCGCTGCCTGCTCTGTCTTCGTCGCTGACGAAGTGAGCTTGTCGAGTTCCGAGGTGGCGCTCGCCAGCGGCGAGCTGTCCACAGCGAAGCCCAGATTGGCAACGGTCATCGGCTTTACCTTTCCGCGATGCGGATTATCGTCGCATCACTCAAGGAGCGAACGATGAAAAGATTCTCGATTTTCGGTTTAGTGCTGGCGCTCGCGACGAATGCCTACGGTCAGCAAGTAATGGACGGTTCGGACAAGGATTTTGATGCGGCAGTGGTCCAACAGATTGTCGCGGCTATGCAGCCCAAAAACGCGCACCCTCGCGCTGTCTATATCCGAGGGATGCGAAGAGCAACAATGGACCAAACCACGATTTGCGGCTTTGTAAGCATGGAAGACAGATACGGCATGAAATCTGATTTCGAGCCATTCATAATCTACGCCGATACGTTCTATTTGCGAAGTGCGAACCAGTGTCAATGAAAAGGCCCGCCGAAGCGGGCCTCCCACACCATACCTTGGCGCGCCACACCACGACCCAACATGCGGCACCCCGCCAGCCAGACCGAAACGCAACTCAACAGACCTGACCTTGCCTAGCCTGCCGGGACTTGCCATATCCCACCTAGACCCGACGTACCCCGCCTCGCCTGCCATGACAGAACTCGCCAGACCTCGACTTACCTGAACTCGCCACGCCTGCCACGATATCCTTTAAGGACGCGAGGTTGTAAGGAACTCTCGCCATAACCCTGATGCCTGCCGAAACGGGCATAACCTTATCATGCGTGACCACAACTAGCCGCGCCTGCCCTGCCATGATCCTTGCCAGCCAGTTGGGCGCCAGCTCCGCACTTAGTTCTTGCCGATGACCCGCAGCGACCGCGGGAAATCATCTTCAACGGTGTCGATGATCTTAATCAACGCCGCAAACTCTTCAAGGTCGCGGTACTTGGCTTTCCATGCTCTCAACTCATTCATCGCCCGGTCAAGGATCATCTTCCTGGTCTTCGTTTGCGACATCGCATGCGACGCCTCGCGGTAATGCGGTGCCGACGGCTCTGGAACATGGACGTATGCCCTCGTACGCACGGCCGGCAGGTCCTGCCGTGTATAGATCGCCACGACGCTTCGGATGAGCCCCCGCGCCTGCTGCAGCCGGTAGTGCTCGGCCGCCGCGCTGTCATCCCATTCGAAGAACGAGTGTAGTGGCGAGTTGTCGTGGCGGGCATCATCGAGGATGTCTTGCGGCGTCAGTTCCCCTTTGAACCTCTTCCGGAGCATTTCGATGTGGTTGCCGACAACGTTAGCATCGGCATGCTGGCCAGACTGAAAGCGGGCGCCTTCCGCGAACTCGAAACCTGCGATCTTCATCACGCGGCCTCCAACATCTTATGCTCTGCTTCCGTCGCGACATGGAACATGCCGTTCATGCCGTCTTTTTCAGGTCTCCATTCACCTACGCCGACAGCGAAGCCGGCGACGTTGATGATGTTGAGGATCTGGCTTTCGCTCAGGACGTTCGCATTGTAGCGCACGAGAAGCTTTGCGTGCCAGTCGGCGAACTCGCCGCGATAGCGAAGGTCGGCCGTTCCCATCCCGACGCGAACCATGTCTTCGCGCATCGAAGGCGCGCCGCCGTTGATCCGGACGAGATTAACGCGAGCCTTTGTCCCTTCGAAGGCGCCATTCACGTCGATGTTTTCGCCCAGGATGTGAAATGCCTGCCGAGCGGCAACCTTCGTGATCCCGGCAACCGATGTGCAAGCCGTAACAGCAGCAGCCTTGAAGCCAATCGAGGGGAAGCCGAACCCGTCCCCGAGACGGTATAGCGAGCTTTCGAAGTCGGCGCGGGGGTCTTTGGCCTCCTTCGCCATTTTCGCAGCCTTCATCTGCTTACCAAGCATCTCCTTCTTGGCTTTCTCAGACCATGCATGCACGATCAGCGGGCTGTCGCCGACGACAGTAACTTCCATCAGTTGGATTTGCAGCGGCGGCAGTTCGATACCAACGTCTTGTTTTGCAGTAGCCATGTCAGTCTCCATAGGCGTCCGGCCTGCCAAGCCCGGTAACGCACAGGGGTTCGCTTTCACGAACACCGGAGCCTATGAAGCTTTGTGTTCGCGTTACATCCCCATGGCAGCGGGGAATCTGGTTTCAGGTCGTCTTAAATGCGCGGCACAATGAGCACATATTCGCTTCCCGGATCATGGCTGATCTCGGTGCGCCAACCTCGTTCGTGAGGGTGTATTTCCGCCATCGCTTCAATGAGGGCGTTCGAATGGTATCGAACCAATTCCGCCGGCAGCGCCCGCGAAAGAAACTCATCTACAGAAATCTGCTTGGCTTTCACCACCGCAGCGACAGGGAGCCGAATTACGTTGGTCGATCCGTTGAGAACCCACTCTTCCTTCATTCCCAGTCCTCCCCGCCCATAAGCTGGAGAGCTTCTGCCTTCACGTAACGACGCAGACCTTCCGGGTTGCTCCACCCAAGGCTTGGCTCGTCGTTCCCTTCGTCTGTCTCGTCGTGCGGCTCGTCCTGGATATCGCCGCCGTGTTCGTCTTCGTCCTCGCGGTCATCGAGGCTGAACTCGTCAAGGCCGGCGAGATAGGGCTCAAGGTTCTCGTCGCCATCCATCTGGTCGAGGATCGCAATCAAGCCTTCGATGCAGTTCTCCACGTAGCCTCGCTCGACCTCGGCGGCTCCGCCGAAGAGGTTCGGGGAACGTGGGACAGGAACGGCGACGGCAGCGCCCCTGTCCCGGTCAGCGCGGCGGAAAGCCGCCGCCACAAAAGGGTCGCTAAAGAGCGCAGAAAGGGGTATGGCGGAATGAGCCATTCGATGATCCTCCAGTGATCTTCGTTTCGGTTAGGGCCGTTGCAAGAGCACCACCTCTTGCTTCGGCCTGTTTTTTCTTCTAGACTTTATTGCATGACCCGTCAAGAATTAAATCTAGAAAAAAACAAACGCGGTCGCCCCGCCATCGGCAAGGGTGATCAGCTCAACACAATGATCCGCCCCGAAATCGGGGAGGCACTGGATAAAGCTGCGGCAGATCAGGACGACAAACCGTCTCGATCCGAAATGAACCGCCGCATCCTAAAGGACTGGCTCACTGGTCACGGCTATCTGAAGGCCGATCCATGACCGACAAAGACAGGTCGAAGTGGCACTTCAGGTCTGAGAATGACCTCAAGGCCGATTCGCTTTACGATTGGGGCGTAGCGACAATAGCGCATCACGTTGTCTTGCGAGTAGGCTACGCGAAGTCTCAGGCAGAATTAGATAAGGCCCGTCGTCACGACCGTTCACCAAATCAGATACAAGTCGCGATGAGCCCCAAGGCGGCACGCGAGCTTGCCGATCAACTCCATCGGTATGCCACGGCATTGGAAGCGACGGTCCCTCCGAAAGATCAACAGAACTAGCTTTCATTTCGATCTTCCTGGAAAGAGGGCGTCGAATAGCCTCGACGTCAGCGGACGGCTCGAAACCTGCGCTTCAGGCTCCTTGTCGTCCTTCTTCTCGAAATAGACCCGCAGTCTTGTAGCATCGAGCCGATCGATAGCGTCCAAATGCCAAACTTGCGGCACTATCCGCCGGAGCCGGAACCAAGCGTCGATCTGTGACGGTTGAAGAGGGTTCAGGCCGAAGCCCGTCCCCTCCCGCGTCCGGTCCATCTTCCAGAACCATTCCCAGACATGCCGCCCGGCGACCGGGATGCGCGGCTTCTTGCCTCTGAGCTGATCAGCGAGGGCTCTGTCGAGCTTGGCGATCAGCTTGCGATAAAAGACCCGCGGCGATCAGCCTTGAACCGGACCTGGTTCTCGATGATCGGGTATTTGGTATAGAGCCGGACCGCATTCTCTTCCGAGAACGATAGCCGTTCGCCGTCGACCATCGGAGGCTTGTTCCACCCCTTGGTGATCTTGGCGAGATAGGAGATCTGCCGGCGCCGCTGGGCTTCGGGACTGTCGATGTCGGCATTCCCTTCTTTCGCGGCCTCCTGCTCGATTTCCTTCTGCAGGGCGATCGATGCCGCCTGGGCGCGAGTGCTGTCCGGGCCGCAGATGGTGATCAGCAGCCCAGACGGCTTGTTGTCCGGGCCCGCGATCTCGACCGCGATCCCTTCCTCTTGAAGGCGGAGGTTGGCGTCGAAGAGACCGAAGTCGATGAAATCAGGCTCGTCCATCAAGCGCCCCCAGCCGGAGCCACGGTGATGACCGGGCTATTGATTTCGACGTTGCCGGCCAGCAGGCGAGCCGTATTGGCGCCACCGCCCTGCTCCTGTGCCGACATGACGATGCCGTAGAAGTACTTCGTCGTGGGGCTGGGAACGGTGGTTGCCGTGTGCACGCCGGACTGAGTGCCAGTCGTGGTGATGGCCGCGCCGCCAACGGTGGCGGCAACCGTGAAGGTGTTGGCGTCGAGCACGGTCTTCACATAGTAGGTCGTGCCTGCGACTAGGCCCGTCGGTAGCGCGCCCGTGGTGGAGAACCGAACCGGCTGATCGACTTCGAGGCCGTGGCCGGTCCACGAGATGACACCCGGAGCCGCAATGGTCATGGTCACCACAGAACTGTCGGCCGGCGGAGCGTCGTCGAAGGTGATCTTGAACGGGTAGTTGTAGGGCGTGGCCTCGGCGGCGATGAGCGCGATCTGGCCGGGGTCATCCGGCAGAATGATGAAATTGTTCTGCATCGAGCCGGCGTTGCGGGTGCCCTTGGCCTTGAGGTCGCGGCCAGAGGATATCACCGCTTCAGTGATGAGCGCGGCGGCATCGCCGACCGATCCCATCGTCTGCCAGCCCTTGATCTCGGTAAAGGAAATGCCGGTGAAGTCGGTGACGTCGATATCCTCGTCATCGGGGACGGTGGTGACCGCCGGGCCCATAGCGATCTTCGATTTGGCCACAGGATAGAGCTGGGGCATCGGGTCTTCCTCTCATGTCTGATTGCGCTTGCCGAAGGCGCGAAGGGGACGGCAGGCCAATCAGGCCGGAACTTGAGGCTGGCAATTCCACCGGATGGTGACCGGGATGTTGTGGTGGGTGGCTCCGGTGACGAGGACGCCGATCTCCGGATCCTCATCGATGCGAACTTGCGTGTCGGTGCGGAACAGTTTGGTGCCGCGGCGGAAGGCTTCCCGAAGCTTCCCAGCCAGTTCGTATCCATCCACGATCGCCTGCCCTTTCGGCCACATGACGTTCGTGCGCATGAAGCCTTGCCGGATCGGGTCCATAGCCAGCGTCAGGTCCGTCTCGATCGGGCGGTTGAAGTGGATTTCGATGCTGACGAACTTCATGGTGGCCGTCGGCGTGAAGGGGACGCCCGGGTCGGCGCGCTGCACGCTCGATGGCAGTGTCACCGCCTGGGCCGCGATCAACAGCGCCTGGTAAATCTTCTTTTCAACGCTATCGGCCATCTGCTACGTCTCTCCCATGGCCAATAAACCGCTGAGCGATGAAGAGGTGTATGACCTCCTGCACGCCGCTATGTCGCTGCTGGTGAACAAGACCGTCCGGACTGAGAACGGCCGGCAAGTCCTTGAGACAGCAATCCGGGACCTCGATATCCTGCAGAAGGCGTTGCTGATCATGACCGAGGGCCGGGACCCGCTTCAAACCGTCCTCGAACCTTAGCCTCTTCGGCCGCCACGATTTGCGGCCACCGCTGGCTTACGGCCTCGATGAAGCCATATCCCGTCTGATTGTAGGTCCTGCCGAGCGAGTCCTCGCCGACAAATCCATAGTTGAGCCGAGCCGCATAGGCAGCCTGGGCGCCGATATAGACCGTCGAACCGAGCGCGGCGCCGGCAATGGTCAGCTCCGAAGCGCTACCCAGATCCGAGAACTCCGCTTTGCCTTCCTTGATCGATGGCATGGCCGCCGTGGAGGCGAGGAAGGACCGGCGAAGGTTGCCCGTCTTTACCGGCATGCGCCCGCCATCGTGGACCGACAGCCTCACGGCGTTGTAGACCTCTTGCGCTGAGGCTTGGAAGATTGCCTCAAGTGCGCCTTCCGTCTGCTGCGCCCATTCAGATATCTGCGCCGCGAAGCCCATTACCGCCCCCGCGACCGCGCGAAGGCCTCGGCGAAATCGAACGTATAATCCACATCACATTCGCAGTTTATCCGCTCCGACGCAGGCGCCCCGAGTGACGTGTCCATCGGGAAGCACATCATCGCCCCTGAAGGAGACACGAACGGAAGGCGCATCCCCTTGACCTCTTGGCCGTTAAGCACCTGATGGGTGTGCCTCACCGTCGGCTTGCCCGAACTGCGCCATTTGCGCGTCACGAGGTTTTCATCTCGGCCGGATGCATCGAGGCCCTGTAGGTAGGCTTCATGCTTCGCAGCCATAACCGACGTTCCGGTCTCCGTTCTCGCCACCGTCTCGCCTCTGAGGCGGAGATTGCGGTCCCGGAGGCGCATGAGCACCTTGTTGAGCGTCTCGGCGTCCAACGGCTTGCCCGAGGCGATTGCTCGCTTCACGGCGCCGTCCAGTCGCTTGTCTCGCGTCTTCAGGTCCAGGTACTTCTTCATCAGCGCCGGATCGCCGGAAAGCAGGTTGATCCGCGTCCGCGCGATAAGCTCTGCCTGAGGCCCGTTGAGGCCGATGACGCCGCCTTCCCGCTTGCCGGTTACTGCGCTCTTTCGGCCGACGAGGTCGAGAGCGATGGAGTTCGGCCCCTGCCCTTGCGAGTATCCGGAGACGATGGTCTCGCGGGCTGCCTCGATCGTGCTCTCCGTTACGTTGGTGATGAGCGAGGACGAAAGCTCGCGGATGTTGGCTTCGGCCCGCTGGTTGCTGACATTCCAGCGCCAGACAACACGAGCGCCGAGGAAGTCGGACAGCCTTGGCATGGCGCTCGCGACGAGCGAGCCGCCGGCATTGAACGCCTGCCGTATCGCCTCACCGAGCCGCCCGAACGCCGATGGCTGGATATGCAGGGCTGCGATAGCCCCCTCGATGTCTCGCCTCTCCAGCCTCTCCACGACCTCGCGCAAGACGATCTCGGATTTGATGTCGTCAACCGATTCCGTGAACGCCTTCTGGACGTCTGGGGCGAGCTTTTCAATCAGCTCAAGAAGCTGCTGGCGAAGGGTGGCCATTATTCAGCCGAGGAGGCCTTATCGCCCTTGCGCGCCGGCTCTGCCTTGGGCTTCTCTTCCTTCAGGATCTCGCCGAGGCCCAACCGCTCGATCGCGCCGGCTTCGGATGCCGTGATATCGGTGAGCAGCTTGCCGGCCTTCTGGCCCCGGTAGTCTTTCGTGAGCAGAACGTTCATGGCGCAATCCTTCCTTGGACGATGAAGACGACATTCGTGATGCCGTCGTAGTTGTTCGGATCACCGGCAATGATGTGATAGGTCACGCCGCCGGCAGTGACGATGTCGCCCGGCGCTGGCACAATCGCGAGGCCGACGGATGAGATGTAAACCTGCCGGTCGGCCGTCGTGATTGTCGTCCCGTCGATGTACCGCTGGTCATATGTCATCGGCACGAGCTTGGCCGGATACTCGGTCGGGACCGGATCACCGCCTTCGACCGGGTCAGGCGCAACAAACCGCGTGACCTCGCCGATCTGGCCGTATTTCTCAATCAGGCGGTTCGCGGTGGCCTGCAGGCGGGCGTAGATCGGGTTAGGCATTCGCACCTCGCGAGGAACAATGACTGCTAGCTTCTGTTGTGACGAGCAAACCACAGGAGATTGCGATGACAGAGAAGAAGCCAGACAAGACCAGCGACGATGCTCGCACCGGCAAGGACGCCGACAAGAACCGCGAGGAACTTGTGAAGACCGCCGAAAAGGGCATGAAAGACGCTGCTGGCGATCTGCCCAAGGGCGACGTCTAAACCACCAATATTCCCGGCAGGCACGGCATCAGGAACGGCCAAAGCAGCCCCTCGATCGCCGTGACCACCGGAGTTGCCATGGCGACCATATCGGCAACGCTCGTCGACGAGGACGCTGAGTATTCGACCTCAAGCTGGCCGATCTTCTCGCGCTTCACCGTGGCCGAGCCGGTCACCACCGGCGAAAGGCTACCAGGGTTGGTCAGTTCGAGGAATGCTGCCTCATAGGAGGCGTTGATGATCGCCGCTGGGATGACGTCATCCGGGATGGTCTCGCCGTAGTAAGTCGTAGCCCCGGTCCGCGGCCAGGCGCGCTCCTGCTGCCATCCGCCGGTGCGGCGACCGCTGAAATGCTTCTCATACCGATCGATCACCATAGAGCCGCGCTGACGTGCTGCGGTTATCTGGGGAGCGGTCGTCCCGTCAGGAACGACATAGCCGGCGGCTTCGGCGTAAGCGGTAAAGCCTGCGTTGTCACCGTATCCGGCCATGTCATTCTCCTTGGGAGGAAATTATTCTGCGAGCTTCGCGTCGATCTTCTGCTGAAGCTCTTCTGCGCCCCATCCGTGATAGGCCCGCTTGCCGACCACCTCGAGATAATCCGCGCGGAGCTTCGTCAATTCGTCGTCTTCCTGGATGGCCTTCGATCCACCCTCCTTGCCGTCCTGGTCGTGATCCAGCGCGTCGATGATCTTCACAGCCATGCTGGCTTCGAGCAGTTGCAGATAGTCGTCGTTGAACTCGCCTTCCGCCTCTCCGAAGGCGGGAAGACGGATCATGCCTTCTTTCCCCTGAAGGTCGTAAGGGCTATTTGTCAGGTTCTTCACAGTGACCATGTGCAATTCCTCGCGCGATAGAGGGGCGAGCGGCACGAATGCCGCCCGCTTCTGCCTTGGGAGCAGTGATTAAGCCGGCGGCTGCGAAATGCCGTCCAGATAACGGAAAGCAACCGTGGTGAGCAGCTCGACGCCCCCGGTGCGGAAGATACCGGGGATCTGCCAGTTGAGCGGGCCGTCCTGATAGACCGGCAGGAACTGGTGAGGCATCGGGAGATGAAGCTTCACGTAGTCCTGGTCGTTCTTGTAGGCGACGAGACGGCCAGTGCCGGCAGCGCCGCCGACGCCCGCAGTGCCGAGCTCGCGGACGGTCCGGATCGTCAACGGCCGGCCCGTGGTCATCGTGTAGATGTTGGTCCGCATCACGAACGACAGGATCGTCTCCATCGTCGTCGCGCTGTAGGGCGTGGCAGCGATGTAGTTGTAGGCCTCGACCGGCAGAAGGATGGTGTCCGCCAGCTCGGTTTCGAAGGTGGCGAGGCTGATGCCCTGCAGAGCGAGGTTGATGTCCCGCACGATCTGAGCCGGCGTCTTGATGCCGACACCAGCGGAGTTGACCCAGAAGGTTGCGGAACCCGTACCGTCGGCCGGAACAATCGCCGTGACGACACCCGGATAGTTGATCAGGCCGCCGAGACCCTTCTCGGTGTTCCCCGCGAGCGTCAGGTCGTACATGAACTTGGTGTAAGCAAGCTTGGCTGCACGGGCGCGACGGTTCGGGAGGGAGCTGCCGATCTGGATGGCGGTGTTGATCTCCTCGATGTTGTACTGGTAGCCGATTGCTGCCAGATGGAAGGTCTTGGTCTGCATATCCTGGGAGACGTCCGCGAGCGGGATGTCCTTCGCATATCCAGACTGCCACTTGGCGGCGCCGGTCAGATCCGACGTGTAGGTGAGGATGCCGGGAGACCATGCCGGACCGGTGGTGTCCACATAGATGAGGCGCCCGAAGTCCCAATCGGGGAAGCGCGTCTCATAGACGGTCTGATTGATGCGGTACGCCTGACCCGTGACGAATGCCAAGGCCTGAGCGTCATTGACGATCATATTCATAGGTTATGCTCCTGCCGAGACAGAGGGAACCGGGCGGCGGTACCGGACAATGCCGACCGCACCCGACGATCCGGCTTCATCGAACTGAGCGCCGGGGATGGTAAGAACGGTCGCCGATGCGGCTGCACCGGTCCAAACCTTGTTGGTGACGTCATAGCGGGCCTGCGCGCCCTTGGTGACGTTGGCGCCGAGCAGCACACCGATGACGCCGCTTTCGCAGATCGCCACGTTGTCATACTGGTCGTATTCGTCGCCGGGGCGTGGAAGCGTGAGGTTCGCCTCGGTGATGCCCAGGACGTTCTGCGCTGCTGCGGTCAAGGGAGCGCAGGTATGCGCACCGGTGCCAGCAATGGCGGGAACCCCAAAGCCAAGGGAGGTGGCGCCTTCCAGGGTCCGAGTGATGGCATTCCACTCTTCCATGTTGGCGCGGCGGCCCACCGCGTAGGCGGCGAGAGTATCGCGATAGGTAATGGGCATGGCTTAAGCCTCCTTGCGCCAGGCGTTGAGATCGTTGACGCTCTTGTTCCAAGCGTCGTTGGCGTGGGTGTGGGCATCGCCGGTCGGCTTCACGCCATCGGAGACCACCCGAGCGAAGGGATCGGAGCCTCCAGCCTTCTTCGCGTCTTCGGCCAGGATATCGAAGCGAGCGTCGATATATGCCTCCGCCTTGCCGGCAATAGCAGCGTCACCGAGCTTGGCAGCGACGACCGCCTTGCGGATTGAAGCGTCGGCCAGCCCTTCCGTCTTAACATCCTTGGCGATTGCCTTGGCGGTGGAGATGAGATCGGCACGAGCCTGGACCCGCTTATCGAGGTCGGCGTCGGAAAGGACCTTCGCCTTGAGCGAGTCGATCTCGGCGTCCTTCTTGGCAAGCTCGCCGTCCTTAGCGGCAATTGCCGCAAGGTGAGCAGCATCGGCCGTGCCCATCTTGGAGTTGGCATCCGCAAGCCGCGTCTGCAGCGTGGTGATGACGATGGCGCCCTGGTCGGTTACCTCAACCGGGATGCCATCGACGGTAACCGTCTTCAGGGTCATGATCTTTTCCTTTGCGGGTTGATGATCATTAATCGGGGCAGCGCCCCACTCTTCGGAGGCGGCATCGCCGATCCGAGCCTTGGAACCAGCTCTCGCCTTGTCGACGATCGCGAGGTGGTTGATCTTGATGTTGGTCTGGGTGGCGTTGAACGGCTGCCCGTCTGGCGCCACGCCATCTCCCCAGACCAGTTCGCAGACATAGCCGGCGGAAAGCTCACGCTTGCCGGTCTCGACCGCCTGGATGGCCGCTGCGTCCTTCAGGATGAGCGGGAGATGAACCCACTCCCCGTCCTTTTTCGCCGCGGTGCTTACCTCCCCCACCGCCAACTGCTTCCAGTTGTCGGCGTTCACAGCCTCAGCAGGATGATCCATCGTAACCGGGGCGTGCGTGAAGCTGTGGAGGCTGTCAGCCGAGAACACCTGATCGGCGGGGCGATAGACCCGAACCACGGGCATATCGGGCTTGCCGACTTCGGAGCCGGTATAGAGCTGGATGCCGGTCCGCACCGACCGTGCTTCGGCCACAAGGTATCCGTCGGCCGTCCGACGCGTGCCGGACACCGCTACAGCGTCGGTGAATTGCATGTTATTCGTCCAATAAAGGAGGGGCCTTTGTCGACAGGTGTACTGCGCTACGTAGTTCCCGCTCGCCTAAGAGCGGAAGTTGAGGAGCTGACTAAGGCGTCTAACGCTGAGCTTGGCCCCACGTATGAAACATGGAACGGCGAATTCGAGTTCTTGGTTGAAGTTCCGGAGGAGCATGAGACGGTCGCACGCTTCATGTTTCTCGAAAACGTCACGCGGTGTGTCGACTAAGCCGTTACGTGCTTTACCGCCCACATGACGGCTTCCTCGGCACGCTCGGCGGCAATATTGAGTTCGCGGTCGAACGTCTGGACTGCTCCAAATACGTCATCGCCATGCTCAGTCCGGACAGGCTCAGGTGCCGTCCGTAAGCTGTCGATAAGATCAAGGAGTTCTTGCTCCTTATCCTTCAAGGCCTGCATCTGGGCTTTCTCGGCATCCGTAAGGACGCGATACTTGTGGCGCATGGTGTTGTTGACCGTGCGATCGTCGGACGTGCTGTCTACCGTGCTCATGTCTCGCTCACTCCTGCTTTCCAGTCTTCATTGACCTCGGCAAAGATCTCCGGTCCCAGCACGATTTCGCCCTGATAGGGTTCGACATCGGCCAGGTCAGGGGCATCCGGATCGTAGCTGATAGTGATATGGCTCTGGTACTCTGGGTGGTCCCATGATGCGCCAGCGCGCTTGATGTCGTCATGCCGCCAGTCGAGTTCGGCAGCCTTGAACAGCAGGACTTTGGCTTCGCCAAACTTCTCCATCAGGCGAGGCCCGCCGGCGGCGATCTTGAGTTCCGCGGCCCAGCTCTCTCCCACCTTCATCCAGTCCACAGGGGTACGGCTCAAAGCGATCGTAACGCGCAGGTCATCGGCCGGCAGCGTGGTCTTGAACCCCTGCCCCTTGGCCCATTCGATAAGATCGTCAGCGTTGATCACCTTGCGGGACACATAGAGCGTCCGCGGTGCTGCGTCGTTGGCTGCCTGCCTCTGCTTGGCCGGCGGCTGGTTCTGGTTGGACGCGGCTGCAGCAGCGGCAAGCTCCTCTTCCGAGGGCTCCTGCTCGCTCAGCTTGCTATATTCCTCGATCGCGGCATCAAGGCCAGGCAAGACGCCATCCTCAACAAGACGATTGACCAGCGCATCGGAGACGGCTTCGCGAGGGATGATCTCCTGGCCTGCTGTCGTGCCGACCAATTGCCGGGCGGCGTCCGCCGTGGTCTTGAAGATCTCGGCCCGTTCCTTCTCGCTCATCTGCTCGAGCGGCGCCCACTGATAATAGACGTCAGGGTCGACCACGCCTGCGGATCGTTCGAGGCATTCGTCGAGCCGCACCATCGCCGGCTGCATCTCCAGCTCCTGCATGGACTGGATTCGGTCGTGATAGTTCTTCATGTCCGACGTGCCGGTCGAGTTCATACCGGCTGGCGACTGTCCGAGGAGGCGAGTGACCGGGATATCCGCAGCACCCGAAACGATCTGCATGAACGCCATCAGGATGTCGGTCAGCCCACCGAGATGCGCGCTCTTGCTCTCGTATTCCTCCTCGCTGTCGAGGATGAGTGTGCCGTTGATGCCCTTGATGGTGTTCGCCAGCGTGTACCGGCGAAGCACCGAGTCCTCATATGCCTGGTTGCCGATGTTCGCCGAGAACTGCGGGACCTTGATGATATCGATCTTGGCCTCGAAGATCAGAGAAGCGATGTTGCCTGCCGTGCTGTCCGCATTCTTGATGGCGTCGAGCGTCGACGTCAGCACACTCTCGCCCCAGCCGAGGTTGAGCGCCTGGTTGAAATCCTCATCCGGCGCCATCGCTCCGTTGAAGATGACCAGTCGGGACGGATGGATGTCGATCTGCATGCCGTTGGCGCCACTGAGCGTGTAGAGCTTCGGCCGCCCGTACCATTCCGAAGCCGGGTCCCGCTCGATCTCCCCGGCGGTCAACTGCCGGCGCGTCATGACCGTGAGGTATTTCAGCCCACCATTGCCGACGCGCTCAACCTCCAGCGGATCGGCCGGGTTCGCGTCCCCCGTCCCGATATAGACAGCAGCACCGCCAAACAGCCGGCCCTTCTTCGACGCCTCGAGGATCTTGCCCTTGACGTTGAGGCGCGTCTCCTCGTCCTCGATCGCTTCGATCTGGGGCTTCTTTGCCTGCCAGTCGCGCCACTTGCGGCAGCTGTCGAGCGCCGGGATGTCTACGATCTTCCGCGGCAGCCAGGATCCGCGATAGGCCGCGATGATCTGCTCGTCGCTGAGCATAGGCTGGGTATAGAAGGTGGTGGCCGCTTTGTCCCTGTCGGTCCCCATGCGGGACGCAAGGCTCATCAGCCCGTCCCTCAACATTGAGACGACATTTCCCATGGGATTCCTCAGAAGTTATCGAAGGTGAAGGAGGAGCCCAGCGCCAGCTCGTTCAGAGCATCGGCGAAGGCGTCGACCTGGTCATCGAATTGACCGTTGGGGAACGAGCAGACCTCGTCCAAGAATTCTTTGTTCCACGATCCCCGCAGCAGCTTCACGTTGCCGGCCTCAGCCTGGGCCGATGCCGGTGTGGCGCGCGTGGCCTTGTCACCGGTTGGCGGCACGACCTTCACCGAATAGCCGGCGAGGATCTTCACCTTCGTCTCAGCGTCGGCCTTACCGGCGGCGCCCGGGTCCTGCGGTGTCCGAATGGTGACTGTTGGCCCGTCCTGCGAGGCGTGGTTCTTGAGCTTCGTGTTCACCTCATTCGGCGACCACCGCCCGCGATCGACATCCTCCACATAGAAGGTGCCCTTGAAGTAGGCCATGCGCAGACCGACGGTCCAGTCGGGCTGCTTGCCTGGCTTCTCCTTGGATGCCGCGAAGTCCCATGCCCTTACCCGCTTGGCACCGGCCGGCACAGCATCGACGACCTCGAAGTCGCCACGCTGGAACATACCGCCGGAGCGAGGCGCCGGCCGCTGCTGGTATTGCCCGGCGTAGGCATAACTGCCCATATCGCGCTTTAGCTTGGCGACCGCCTCAGGCCCAAAGCGCACCGGGTCCAGCAGTTCGCCATCTTCGGTGCGCGGATCCTTGAACCCGATCTCGGTTTCGCAAGCCCTGTCCGGTTCAAACTCCATCGGTAGCATGAGATGGACATATTCCATCCCGACGTCATGGATGACGCCCGAGACGTCTTCCTCGTGCAGGCGCTGCATGATCACCACGATCGCCGACCGCTCCTGGTCGTTCAATCGGTTCTGCGCGCCCTCGCGGAACTTGCGGGTCGTGGCCAGTCGATCGGCTGCCGACTCTGCCGTCTCTGTCGAGTGCGGGTCGTCGATTACCAGCCTATCACCGCGCTGGGACGTCAGGGAGCCGAACGGTACGCCCTCACGCGTCCCGGTCTTGGTGTTCGAGAACGACGTCTCGCCGGTGCGGTTCAACTCAACCTCAGGCCAGAGGGAGCGATACCAGTCCGACAGCATCAGGTCGCGGCACTTGCGGGTGTCGCGCTTGACCGGGCCATCGTTGAAAGACGTGGTCAGGTATCGCATGGACGAGAGACCGCGAGGTCCCCACTCCCATGCCTGCCACATGACAGAGACCAGCAGCGACTTCGATGAGCCTGGTGGGACGTTGATCAGCAGCCGATTGATCCGACCGTCGGTCACTGCCTCCAGATGTTGGCAGATGGCATCGATATGCCAGCCGTGGACGTATTGCGCGCGAGGCTCCAGCACATGCCATGCCTCACGAACGAAACCAGCCAATGTCTGGCAGCGCGCCCGTATGCGCTCCGCATCCTTGGCGATCCTTTGCCGTTCCGCCTCAGCGGCTCGCCTCGCCTTCTCCGCCCGGATCGCTCGCATCATCGTCGCCGGGTCCACCGGCAAGCGGACCGAAGATAGCTTCGAGGCGTTCGAGGTCATCAGCGCTCATGTTGGTCAGGTCGATCGTTTGAATGGGGCCGCCGCGAGGACCGGAGTGCTGAACGCTGGCGAGCTTGGCGTGCATGTAAGGAGCTGCGTCCTTCGCGATCGAGGCGGCAGCATCCCAATCCTTCTTGTTGGCGTGGACGCGCATGGCCTTCAGCATGACCTCCAGGGGCGTCAGCCCCTTCTTGGACTCCCGGTCCGCGACAGCTCGCGTTCGCTTTGTGGCGGCTCCCCTGGGGCGGCCTGCTCCCTTACGTGGTCCACCGCGCATGTTTGATTTCCAGTTTGATTAAATTCAGACGCCTGACATTGTGGGTGATGTCGCTACACTCTGACATAGAGAGAGATTCAATGGCTTACCCACGCCGCACCGTTATCAACCCGACGAATATCCAAGGCCTCAACCAAACGTGCACGTGGTACCCCACTCACGACAGTACGTCACAATTGGCGGCACTGCTGAGTGAAGACGATGAGACCTTAAGGATCACGATCAATGAGAGACGCGATGATGGCGTTTACACCGAGCAAGCCTCAATCACCTTGAACCGCACTGGGGGTCTTGAACTCATTAAGGTGCTTTCCGGCCTAATTTAAGTTCGTCTTGCCTTTAGCAACCGCCTGGGGGAACCTCTCATGCCGTGCGTTCCTAAGGACTGGCAATGCAGCTACCTACCTTCGATCCAGTTGACCGGCCCCTTCACCTTACCAAGGAGAAAGCCGCCGCTCGGCAAGCTCAATTAGCGATCTCAGCTCTTTTGGCTGGTGATTACGATGCCGCCATAACCTTAGCTGGTGCGGCAGAAGAGATGCTGACCGGCGATCCTGGCGTTGAAGTGACAACGCAGGCAATGGCGCCACCGAAAGGCGCCGAGGAACTCGCGCCCTACAAATGGCCCGAGATCGTCAACCTTGAGCGCAATTGGCTAAAACACAGAACCGCCACCGAAAAGATACCGCCAGAGATCACGCTCGATCTCGACAATGCGCCCTTCTACGTTTTCCGCGCTATCAGGAAGCTTCCACTGGCGCTTATCTCACCCGAGATGATTGCATTCGATGAATGGTACCGAGGCCGGATTACCACCAAGAGGCAGACACGAGAAAACCCACCGCGGTGAGGCGACGGGCTGAAACCTATATTTTCGCGACCTCTAAACGACACCCGAACGATCGCCGAACGGATTATGCACGTTTGACAAATATCGCGACCGATCTACTACTTCTGAGGTATGCCGTCAGAAGGGGTCAGTCCACGTTTCCCGAGGGTTACCGCTGACTTGGCGCCGTATTATTGCCCTAGTCGGACCCTTTCGGGCGAGGCTCTCACGAGGACTTTGCAGCCACCCTTAACCGACCACGGCTATTTTCGGCGGCCGTCGCCTACAGTGGGAAGGAACGATCGAGCATTCCCGATCTTCACGAACGACTGTCCGCCTTCCCGATTAGGGCAGCATTCTCGCTGCGACCGCGCCAATGTGGTCCCGCGGCTTGAATTCTACCGCACGCCGAGGCTTCGATTTCGATCACTATGCCGCGCCCGGATCGCCCGGTGATCGAGTGTTCTTTCCGAGGGAAGATCAGGGTCGATATGCGGCTTGCCGTCCGGTGCGATCCAGTGTGTCGCGCACTTCTCGGACGATACCGTTGATGACGTGTGTTTTACGCTGATTTGCGACACGCCGTCTATGGGATTATCAAACCGAACCAAATGCTTACGGTTGAGAGCTAATGCAATTGTTTGACAGCACCGATTAATCTTGCGTTCGAAAGTTCGGCGCACCATGTCGTTTCGTTCGAGATACCGCTCAAGATACATGCCCTTGCGTGTTTTGATGAAGCTGTAATCGTATACCAACTTGCGGTCGATCTCGGCCAGGTAGGTGTTGATCCATGTCCACGTCTCCTCCATGCGAGAGAGAGCGCCGGGAGCGAGGACGCGGCGGTAGGTGGTGGTGCCATAGCCGTAGCTCTCTCCGATCTCGCGGACGACGTCACCCATGGCGCCGCCGGCCATGCGAGGACCGAGAGATGCCGGTGTGGCGAGAAGCGTCTCGGCAGCCTCTACGATCCGCGCCCGCACCTGCTCATACGTCCAGTCCTGAAACACTGCCATGTTCATGCCGCTTCTCCTATCATGTCCAAAAGATCGCCCTGGATGGGCCTGTAGAAGCGCACCGAGATCAGCACATACAGCGCCTTCCAATTCTCGACCGGCATCCGCATGGCCTTTATCTTGCGCCGCAGGCTGCCGAGGTCGATCGCGTCGAAGTCCTTTGTGAGCGTTGGCGACTTCACGAGATCCGGGTTCTCGATCAGCAGCGCCGAAACCGCCTTGATCATATCCGCGAACAGCTCCGCTGCATTGGCCCTTGTGCCGGTCATCAGCATGAAGACGAGGCGGAGGTGATCCTCGCCGTGGTCACGGCCGATATCGCGCACCGTGGGCTTGCAGTAGCACTCGAACGCCTTCCGGCTGGTTGGGCTATGTTTGGAGCCGTCGAACAGCTTCACGCCGCACTGGCGAGCGACCTTGTAGATGTCACAGCGGTGGGTGCCGGCATGGTTCAAGTTATCCACCCTTTCCGCAGCGCCGCAGCCACCAGGGCCGTTTCCGTACCGACGCCAACCAGGTCCTTGGCGCGACGGAGGTAGGCGTTGACTGTATGAAAAGACAGGTCGAGCGCATATGCGATGTTCTTCATCGTATAGCCGTCGGCGGACAGCTTGACGCATTCGAGTTGTCTGGGGGTGAGTGGGCAGGTGGTCATGGACGGAACCTCACTGAGGGTACGAAATTCTTCGTCAATGAAGAATCGCTCTGCGAGTTCCTGCTCGACCCGAGGCAGTGACGCAGTAGTCGGGGGCGCAGCCGACTAGCCATGGAACCAGCCGTTGAGTTGCCAGTTCGAACTACACGCAAACCTAAAAGGAGTATCGGATGCGCGCACTCAACCTCATCACCCTTCTGCTGATCATCATCGGTGGCATCAACTGGCTTCTGGTCGGGCTTTTCCAGCTTGACCTCGTGGCTGCCATCTTCGGGGGTCAAGACGCCACCCTTTCTAGGATCGTCTATGTTCTGGTTGGCCTTTCGGCGCTGTACCAGATCATTCCGTTCTTCAAGGCCATGTCGGTCGGGGAGCCTGCCGCTGAGGGCTCTCTCGGCCATCGGCACTGACCCATAAAGCTGCACCATAAAGGCCGCGGGCACACTGCCTGCGGCTTTTTCTTTGCTGCTCATGCCCTCTCCCTCCGCTCGACTTCCGTTCGCCTGTTGCTTCCCCTTTGACGGACGTTGGCCGGCCGCGCCGTCGGTTCCAGATTGAACAGGCCGTTGGCCTTGTCGAAATTGTCGTCATCAGCCGCGGTCATGCCGCTGATTGGGCTATTCAGATATTCCTTGAATGCTTTGCCGGCCTCACGCTCGGCTTCATCAGCAGTCGCGAAGATGATGTCGTGCTTTCCATCCCGTAGGATGAAATTGCTCGAATGGTGGACCATCCGGTAGAAGGCAACGAAACCGCCGCGCACTGGCATAGAGCCGAAATCAAAACGGTTGGTCATGCTTCCGCTCCTGCATTTCTGAAAATCTGAGGAACTATGACAGCGCCCGCGGAATAGGTATGCATCAACAACTCTCCACCAAGGATTGGACCATGCTCGTCACACGTTGGGAAACGCCCGTAGTCTTTGAGGATGACGGCCTTCGGATAACCATTGGATCGCCCGAAGAGGCGATGACCTGGCTCTCGCAAGCTTCGAACCGGGACAGGGATAGTTTTCGGAAAGCCTGGAGAACGTGTCTGGCTGCCCGAGACGGCAGATTGCCAGCCAACGAAGCAAGACCCGCAGTGGAACAGGCGGTCGCGAGCACTCGCCACTAAGTCGCCAGTTAAACAGCAGCATCTCGGGATCGGATGTGCGTATCCGGAGAACTCGTTCATGCTGCCTCCAAATGAAATTGATCGAGGGCGTATCCTCCCCACTGATCGGCCATCGCTACTGCCATGCCGGGGAAGAACCGACTGCGCTCCTTGCCGCGGTCCGCGCCCGGCGACATGCGCCAGACCCGGTTCCACGCCTTCCACTCGGCGGTGTCCTTCTCCGGTTCGCGCAGGCGAGCAGTTTCCTGCAGGCTGGGAAGGTTGCGGAGATACCAGCCTGTGCCCTTGTATTCGGGATGGCCAAACCAGAAAGGCTGGACAATCTGCGGACGCGGGAGATCCTTCGGCATCCGGGCTTTGGCGAGATCGTGCATTTCCGGGTTCTCGATCGCCACGCGATCTACCGGAGCCCGCCAACACGAGACAAAGAGGTCGACACCGTCTTCAAACTCCGCCTTCATGCTCTCCCATGTGCGGCCATTCGGCAGCTGCTTCGGCGGCGTCATATTGCCGGGGCCTGAAAGCCACCGGCGCCCAGACCGGCAAAGCCGAGTGCAAGGCGGATGGGCGACGATGAGCATATCCCATCCGTCGGCAAGGTAATGGCGAACGTCGCCGCGGATGTGCCGGTTATGGCCGTTCTCCGCCGGCAGCAGATCGCAGGACCACGCGTCATGCCCTAGATCGAGGAAGGCGTTCCGAACCGTGCCGGTGAACTCGCATGCCACAAGAACACGGAGCGAGCGGGTGGCGCTGGTTCTTGGCATGATGAGAGGCAATGAGCGCTGCATCAGAACATCTCCTCCTGCTGGCGCTTCGGCTTCTGTGAGACGTAGCGGGTATATTCGGGGGTGGGGCGCATTAGAAATCCTCGAACCCAAGGAGGGCGGGTTCTCTCTCGACGTATGGAGGGGCGAACATTGTGTATTCGGCCTCGAACCTGATCTCAGCTGACTGGCCGGGCTCGCCTCGCCGGCGCTTGTGGTTGATGATCCAGGCCTTGCCGCGCGAGTCTTCGTATCGGCGCAGAAGGTCACCGCGCTTCTCCTCCCCGTGCACCTGGGGGATCAGTTCTTTGTAAAGTGGCTCAGGACGATAGAGACTGAACCAGACGTCCAGGTTCTGCTTGATCGAACCGCCACCGTAGGCATCGCCCATCATCGGACGGATGGAGCCACCGGACCGCCAGCGGGCTTTCCACTCGTCATTGCGCTGGATGAGAATGACGATCGCCACATTCAGCGATTTCGCCAGCGCCTTGAGGCCGCGATACAGAGCGTTTACCCGCTCGGAGAAGATGTCTTTCGGATTCGGCAGCGTGATCATCTTGGCGTGGTCGATGACGATCAGGTCGATACCCAAGCTCTTGACCATTGATTCCGCCTTCACGCGGATATCAGACAGAGAGCATTCGCCGAAGCCGACGATATAGAACGGAAGGTCGACGGACTTGATCATCTCCGCTTCCATCCCGCTTTCTTCCTTGGAATTGAGCGTGTAGCTGTCCAACCTTGAGAGAGGCACCTGGGCCTGCTGGGCCGCAGCCTGAAGTGCCGCCTCCTCCTCACTGATTTCGACGGAGAAGAAGGCCGTCTTGAACCCGCATGAGGCCGCATATCGGCACTGCTGAAGGGACATCGCTGTCTTGCCGCCGCCAGAATCGGACATGAGCCCGACGAGGTTACCGCGCCGCATGTACCCAAGCTTTTGGGTGATATCCTCAATGAACCACGGGATGCGCCCGGAGGTATCGAGGCTGGCCTTCGCGACCTTGTTCATGGCGTCTGGGAGGATGACGCCGTATTTGCTGGCCCCTGCCCGTTCATTACCCTCAGTGGCGATCTTGGTTAGCCTGTTGGCAATCTCGCCAATGATCTTCTCCGGCGTCATGTCGACCGGCATGCACCGGGCAAGGGTATCCATGTCACCGGCTAAGCCGATCAACTGAATACGGCACCACGATTCGATGATCGCCCGCCCATAATCATAAGCATTGATGATCGATACCGCCTCGGACGTCAGTCTGGCTAGGTACTGCGATATCGTGAGGTCCCCGATCTTCTTATCCTGCGGCAGGTAGGACTTCACGGTGACAGGGTTGGCCGATCGGCCTTCGACAATCATCTTGCCAGCCGTCTCGTAGATTTGGCCGTGGATCTCTTCCGAGAAGTGGTACTCCCGGAGGAAGCCCGCCACGCTCCAATAAGCGTCAGGCCTCATGAGGATGGCACCAAGCAGGGCTTGTTCCGCCTCGATGGCGTCAGGGAGCTGCGGCGGTGGGGGGGATGTGTGCATATTCATGCCGCTTCCTCTTCATTCTCGATCGAGACGACAGGCGCGCCAGTGATGCGGCGCTCTGCGATGTCGGCGTATTCGGGGTTGAGCTCGATCATGATGCTGCGGAGACCGAGCTGCTCGGCGACGAGCGAGACCGTGCCGGCGCCGCCGAAGGGATCAAAGACGGTTCCGGGCACCCGGTCATACATCTCACAGATCGGGCCGCAGCCTTCTGTCGCCCCGCAGCATCCGCAGACTGTTCTGGGCGTGCCGGCTTTCATGCAGCGTTCGGCGAGCGCCGGGGGGAACGTGGCGAAGTGTGCATCACGGAACGCGCGGGGGGCGATCGACCACACGTTCCGAGCATTGCGTGTATCAACCAGGTCGCCAGTCGCGGCCGCAAACGAGGGTTTTGCTTTGCGGAACGGGTCGGCCTCGTCAGCTACCTTGCTGATACGGTCCCGCCCTCGATCGGATTCGCCGGCATTGATCTTGTCGAGCCTACCCCAGCCAACGCCGGTCCCGGTTTTCTTGGATACCGGCACTCGATCGACATTCTGCCGGCTGTTTGGCCCAGGCTTGCGAGCGTGCGCTGTCCCTGTCGTCGGCTCCCGGATGGCCTCGTGGTCGTAGTAGTAATCTTCTCCCTTGGTCAGAAGCCAGATCTTCTCATGCGCCGTCGTCGGCCGGTCATAGACGCTTTCCGGCATGGGGTTCGGCTTGTGCCAGATGATCTCCGAGCGCACGTACCAGCCGTCATCCTGCAGCGCGATCGCCAAGCGGTTCGGGATCATGCAGAGGTCTTTCGGCTTCAGGTATCCACCTGGCCGAATCGTTCTCCCGCTGTCCGGTCGATATTCTTCCTTTGCGCCGGCGCGCTGTGGGCCGCGGGTGTCTGGCTGGAGGATCGGGCCGACGGTTGAGAATGGCTTGTCCCGGAACGTCCTGTCGTCGGTACCGTCAGCCTTGTAGGCTGCTGCGCTCTTGCCGTTGGGCTGAGCCGCGTAGCAGTCGCCATAGTTCAGCCAGAGCGTTCCGCGCGGCTTCAGGACGCGCCAGACCTCGCGGAACACACGGACCATCACCTCGAGGTGCTCGCCGAGCGTCGGCTCAAGACCGATCTGGCCAGCAACGCCGTAATCGCGAAGTCCCCAATAGGGCGGACTGGTCACCACACAATCGACCGAGCCTGTCGGCATGGTCCGCATGACGTCGATACAATCACCGACGTGGATCGTGCAGCGCCCGTCGAGGATAGAGCGGGCACCCGTCATGCTGCAGCCCCTACCCGCTCTTGCATCTTCAGTTGCTGGGCCTTGCCTGCGGCCCAATATGCGATCACCGCCGCGTCGGCCGCATCGCCGCGCTGGGGTTTCGTTAGGCCACCAGGGATTTCGATCCGGTGCATTCTGCAAAAGGCGATTGAGCGTTCTTTGGTGTCGCCGGAGAAGGCTTTTGTCAGGGTCTGCCACGTCGTGGGCGCAACCTCGATGACCTCGCGTGTCTTGTGGCGGCAAACAACGTCGGCAACGGTGAAGAGTTGGTTCAGCATGAAAGCGGTGTCAGCATTCGGACCGCCACCCTGCCTCTTTGGTTTCCCCTTCAAGGGAGCCTCAGCCCGCTTGAAAAGCGGCATAGGCTTTTCGGTAGGCTCATTTGCCCCAATAAAGTTCAGAGGTTGCTCAATGCAAGCCACATCCGGGCGCCACTTATTGATGAGTTCGCAAAGCGCCTCATCCAGATTGCGGCGCATAATCTTGCGCCTTTCCATGCCTGTCATCTTTTTCGAATCTTCAAGGCGAAGATCGATCACGCCGCAAACGGTCGCGTCCCTGCGTTCCGTGTCATAGACCGCCCATCCGGTACCGGTGGCGACATCGAGGCCGAGAATGAGAGTCATGCGCTCTTCTCCGTCGGAATAAGTCGATAGCACCCGCGCCGATCCGACCCGATAAACCAGCCAAGCGGACGAAGGAGAGCCTGGACCTTACTGATCTGAACCGAGATGCTCTGGCGATGCGCCGAGAGTTCCCGCCCTGTCTCGTTCTTCTGATAGATCGCCTGCTCCAACGCCGTGACGCGCACCCATTCACCCACGGGGTTGGACAGGGCTTCGATGATGACCCGCTGCTGGCGGGTAAGGTCGGCGTCCCTGATGCGCTCCACCGGCGAAGCCTCGCCAATGGAGTTGCCGCATGATGGGCAGCAATACGTCTTGATGCGGGGGTGCGCGTTCATGGTAGAATTACCAGGCTTCAGTGGGAGTTGCGCCCGGAGCGCCGTTCACAGCCGCGTCGAGTTCCTTATTGATGAACTCGGTGCCATCGTTGAAACCGGCCTGCCAGCGCTGCCCCTGGGGGCTGGAATGGTCGTAAGGGTTGTTGTTCGGCTTGCGGAGCTTCCCGGCGGCAAGGCCGGCTTCATAGGCAGCGTCTTCGGCCGGCGTCCGGTCGGTATCGAACATGTCGAACTGACGCGCGACACGGTGGCCAAGCATGCGCGCGATCCGCAGCCGCCGTTCCATCGTGGCGACGATCTCGGCGGCATCCTTATCCTCGAGCTCCATCGCCCATTTGAAGTCGGCCTTGGTGAAGCCGGCCGAATCCTTCACGCGCTTGTAGACCTGGCCAATCTCGCCCGTCTGGCCGGCAATGTCTGATTTCAGCTCCTTGATCTGGACCAGACCATTGAGAAACTGCTGCTCTTGCCACTGCTCGCGCTCGGTCTGCACGTTGTGGCCTGCATTCACTGTCGCTGTTGCTGCTTTCGCCATTGCGGGTGCCTCGGTGGTTGTCGGAAAATTCCGAATGCTCGGAGAAAAAGAAGGACGCCAGACGGGCGCCCTACCGGAGATCAGGATCGATTAAGACTGCCAATGAACGCGCGAAACGCATCCACAAACGGGCGATGGTAGTCCGCTTGCGGGCCGTCCAAGAGCGCGTCGGCTTTGGCGATAAGGTCGTCGAGCGACCGCAGTTCTCGTTTTGCATATTCAAGTCCACTTACTTCCTCGACGCGCGTCAGCTCCTCCCCGTCAATGCTGATGCGGGGGTCGGCATACCAAGCGTCTTTTGTTCGGGAGATGGACCACCCAAGCTTCCAAGCGGCATGGGTAATCCGTGCTTTCACGCTACCTACGGTCGGCGGCGCGATCTGGGTCTTCAATGCTTCCTGGCAAAAATACTCGACGCTAGACATTTCTGATTTTCCCGATGCTTTTTCGGACATTTTCGATTTTCCCTGTGCGACTAATCCGTTGTCGACAGGGGTGGTGGTTGAGAGATCAGCGCCCGCCCGAAGACGGAAACTGAACGATTGGAGAGCGGCGCGATCATGCTGCCAGGCCGGCGCGCCACGCTCCCGAGATTTCAGAGGAAGGGATTTCTCCATTCCTCAAAGCTGAAATGGACTTGATCGGCCGCGTCCTCGACGCGAGCCCCGGCGATGTTGAAGAAGACCGCCGTGAAGACGCAGAGAAGGCAGAAGATGACGAAGAGCGTGATGAAAGCCGAGATCATGCTGAGGCTCCTACGACGACGATGGAACGAGCCCGGTTCTCAAGGCGGCGGATGAAACCGCGCTCTTCAAGAGCCGAGACGAGGCGGTAGATCCCGCTCATGGAGGCCAGCCCCGACCAATCGCGCATTTCGCGGATCGTGGGCGCCACGCCCTGGTTCTCGGCTGTGTAGGATTGGATGAAGCCCAGCAGATCGCGTTGCTTCGCGGTCATGGCTGACGTCGGCACCTGCGGCTCAAATGAGTGATTGCAGCATGGGCAGGTGATCATGCCGGCACCGCCTGCTTCGAGGGCGTGAGCATTGCCTTGAACTGGCTGATATCGGTCTTGCGCTCGACGACGGGTCGAAACCGCGCGGAATTGAATGCCGCCTCACGCTCCATCCCATCCGGGACAGGATTGGAGATCTCGGCCAGGCGAATGAATACCAGCCCGTTTTGGTCCGGAAGCTCCATGTCGCTCACCGTGTAGACAACATCAGGAACCGGAAGAACGTCGCCGTTCAGAAATGCAGAGAAGTGAGCGGCTTCGCTATAAGGGACCGCAACCACGACCTTCTGACCCAGATGGATGCCATTCATGCCAACCTCCCCGGTCTGGAAACCTGCTTGCGGTCATGGCCGGTGCGATGCTCGATCGCCCGCTGTGCCGCCGCGTCTATGGAATTTGGTGAGAGGATCGGGGTCATACGGAGCCTCCGACATCATCGAATGGTGTGAGGTTGATCTCGGTATGCCGGTGAACGATGACCGAGTTGCCGGGATGCTCAGGCACGATGTACGGCTGCCAGGCCAGAGGCGGCTTGCCGTTCGTCGCGAAGCCGGCCCACTGCTCGCGCTTCTTGTCCCAGGTTGTCGGGATGACCTTCCCGCATTCAGATGCAAGCCAGACCTTTCGGTCGCGTGGGGCAGAGGTGATGTCGTGGTTCCAGCTCATGCGAAGCCCCTCCCCACACCCCACTCGCGCAGCAGATCGCCGCATTCTCGGAGGCTGGTGCGCTGAACCTTGTAGACGCTGACAGGCTGGAGAAAGCCGACGTTGTCGCCGGTGTCCCGGTGCTCGACCGCTTGCGAGTTGGCTCGCGTGAAGCGGCTATCGACGTTCGGCGCCTTGAGCTGATCCGCGTGCGTCGGATTGCCCTTGTGGCGGCGGATGGCGTTGTAGACCATGTCGACAACCACGTCGTACCGCTCGGCGATCTCCTTGACGGTCATACCACCGGCACGAAGCTCGAAGACCTTGTCATTTGGCGGGAGCTTCCTCATTCGGCAGCCTCCGCAACCTTCGGGAGGAAATCGTCTGCCGATAGCTCGACTTCGCGCTCTTTGGCAGCGGCCAGCAAAGCAGGCGCGTACTTGAACGGGATAACCCCTCCAGTGCCGCCGTCTTCCTTGCGGCGCATCCAGTTGGAAACTCTGGTGCGATGCGCCCCGGTGATCCGGGACACTTCCGATGGGCCACCGAGGGCGTAGATGATGTGCTTTGCAGGTTCCATAGCCTTTTGTATCGATTTTCGATACTACATGCAAGAGGATTGTATCGATAACAGAAACAGACTTGAGTTTCGATTATCGCTACATTCAAGCCCATGAAAGATTGGGTAATTTCAGCGCTGCAGTACTCTGGGATGAGCCAAGCCGACCTGGCTCGCGAGCTAGCAGAAAATTTCAAGTGGTCAGATAACCGGTCGATCTTGAACAAGATCGTGAAGGGAGATCGTGACCTAAAGGCCGACGAGATGTTCGATATCTCGCGGGCTACTGGATACCCGATCCCGGCCGGCATCGTAGCCGAGGCATCGGTTCCGCTCGTCGGTTATATAGGCGCTGGCGCTGAGATCATGCCGGAATTCGAGCAGGTGCCACCTGAAGGGCTCGACCAGATTCACGTACCCTTCCCGTTACCTGGTGACATGATCGCTTTTGAGGTGCGCGGGGATTCGATGCTCCCCGTCTACAAGGACGGGCATGTCGTGATCGTTTATCGGGATCAGAAAAAACCGGTGACCTCATTTTACGGCGAAGATGCCGCGGTCCGCACGACGGACGGTCGGCGATTCCTGAAGACGATCATGAAAGGTTCACCGGTGACGCTGATGTCCTTCAACGCCGCACCGATCGAAAACATCGCCTTGGATTGGATTGGTGAGATTTTCGCTGTGATGCCAAGGACGCAACTCAAGAAGGTAGAGCGATCCGGTGGCCTACAAGGGAGCTTGAGACTGGCATGAGGATCGTCACGCTCCTGGCGCTCTTGGCTTTGGCCGGCTGCAACAGCATCGGTGTTCGATATGTCGACGCCACCGGTGAGCGCGGCACAGGCACCCTTACCGGCGGCCCAGTCAGCTTCAACGACGGAAAGTTCTCGATCTCGGACCGCGGCGTGACTTGCTCTGGATCGTTTCCATCCTGGGCGAACTTAACGGTCGTCTTCCCGGTTACATGCACCGACGGTAAGACGGGCACTGTCACGATGACCAGGCCGCCGGCAAACGTGATCGCTGGTGAAGGCACTATGCAGCTTTCGTCCGGCGAGACGCGCCGTTTTGTTTTCGGCCAGCGTTAGCGGAGGGACTACGCGTTGAGCGATGATCTTACGAACAACAAGCTAACCGATCTACAAATACTGAGTGCACTGACCAAGGTGGTAGAGTTATCGCAGAGCATCATCAATACTCAGCTAACCATGACAGAGGTGATGGCTAGAAATGTCAGCCTCCCAAAAGAAGATCTCCTAAAGATGACAGCGTCGATTAGAACATCGAGTGAAATTCTTATCAAAGTTATCGGGGATATAAGAACTGGGGCCGGGGATCATCGTGATGACTCCCGACAGTAATATCAGCACTGAACTTATGGAGCGACTGAATGCTCTTTCTAAGCGCGCAGAAGAGAGCGGCGACCGCTTGATCGGCGGCGGCGGAGGTGGCACATTTGATACCATGGAAGAACGCGTAAAACGTCTCGAAGAGGACATGAAGGAAATCAAGTCCGACCTCAAGAAACTGTTGATCGACAGCTCCGAGGTGAAGGGACGGTTGTCCGCAGTGGCGATGAAGTCCGACATAGAAGCGGTTAGAAGCGATTTAGCGCCGAAAATTTCAGATCTAGCAGGCCAGATGAAGGGAACCCTTGGGTTCTGGCAATTCTTGGTCGTTGTCGGGGGACTTCTTGCGATTGTTTTGCGTTGGCCTGAGCTATTCAGGTTAGCCGGTTTGACAGTCGGGAATCCCTGAGCCTCCACCCTTCCAATTACTCCTCTCAGAGCAAGAACAAAGGAAAGATAGACTCTTTCCGTATCTCAGCCTTTCCGTATCTCGTATGACAGCGGTGTCATAGGTGGGTATGACAGCCATGTCATAGGTCAAGGCTGTAGACACTCGATCGTCCGGGCTGCCGGCGCACCCTCACCCATTCCTCATCCTCAAGCTCTTTCAAAGCACGGGCGACGTGGCGCGTTGATATGCCTAGCGCTTTGCCGATGCTCTTCATCGCCGGATAGCAATAGGGCTTCTTAGCACTCAGGCGCAGCGCCAGGTGGAAGCCGACCAGCTTCGCGTTTCGAGTTACAAATTCATTGCCGACGAGTGACCGCATCCACGCATCTCTGCGCCGGAGCCACTTCCCCGTTTCCAACTTTACCTGCTGATCCATGCCAGAGGCATAAACCTCTGTATCGGAAACCGCAACAAATTTGTATCGATTTTCGCTACCGTCCCCTTGCGTCTCGTTTCGATTTTCGATACAACATCCTCATCAGCCGACGGAATGAGCCCCGCAAGGAAGCAGTGAAACCGAAGGCGCCAGCGGGCAAGTTCAGCGTCCCGCGAAGTTTCAGGATGGGGAAGACCATGCCTCGCAGTTTGATGCTCAAGACCGTCTATGCCGAACATGGGACGGGACCGAAGCCGGTGATCGTGGACCTCGGATATCTGGACGATCAGTCGGCCCGGGATCACGCCGATGCTCTCATGGCCTACGGCATACCGAACCGCAGATTTTCGATCGAAGGCAATAACCGCCTGATGGTCGAAATACCGAAATCCAAGGTTTCTGGCGTCTTGGGCGCGTTCCCGATCAAGGAAGGCAGCAAGTACTTCGGCACCACGCATCATTGGGCTGATGAGAAGGCAGGTGCCCAATGAACACCTCCCCACTCGTCTCCGGCGCGCTGCGCATCAACCTCTCCGATCTGGACGAGGCGATTTTCAAAGTCCGTCGGCTGCATCTGGCCGGCACGGACGCAAGCGGCTGGGCTCGCCGGTACACGGATCGCATCCGCCGCTGCCATGAGCTTCGCGAGGCCGGTCTTTCCCTCGGTTGCACCGGGCCGCTGTTCGACGAGCTCGCACCGACACCCTACCGCGACCAGCTCGTCGGCTACACGGCCGAGCAGCGCAAGGCTCTGGAATGGAAGGGCGTGTTCGACCGCTTCCCGTTTCCGAAGCCGCTCCCGTCCCATTTTTCCATCGCCGCCGAATGAGGATCATCATGCGCGCCGCATCTGACATCGACATCGCGGTCGAGGCTTACAACAGGCTCATGGACCGCACCCGGCACGAGTTCGTGGCCGGGAAGATGACGGAGATCGTTTTCAAGCTCCGCCGCCACCGCCAGGACAAGGCGTTCGACGCCCGGTTCGATCTGCTCATGAAGCGGCGGTTCCCGTCGTATCTGCCGCTCCCGTCCCGACGGGTCGAGATGGTGAAGGGAGCCGAAGTGGCTGCCGCCCCGGTTCGGGAGGCTGCGGAATGAGCGAGGCACGAATAGAACTCTCCAGCACGCTCTCTAAAATCCATGCGCTCATCAGCAGCATCCCGACGCTTGAGCAAAAGAAGGCTTCCGCATCGGAATATTACCTCTCAATCCGTGTCGGCTTTGACAGGTATGGGAACCAGCAGGTGCCGGATGCTCTCGTCGAACATGCCAAGCGTGCGAACGAGATCATCAAAGCCGAATGCGTGGCTGCCGTCGAAGCTGAGTATCGCGACAAAATTGACGCTGCGGTGGCCCAAATTGAAAGCCTCCGCGTCATCCTTCCTCAGTTGGCGGCAAAGGCATGCGTAGAGCTTGGCCAGACTGCTCGCGAGATGAAGGAGCAGGCCTGTGCGTGACCTCGGCACCTTCCCCAAAGCCTCATCGGATCACGCCCTCGCGTTCGCACCGAAGACCAAAGACTTCCTCGCCGTTTTCGCAGTTTTCATCGCCGTTCTTGCGATCGGCCTCACCGTTATCGAGCTGCGCCAGATGGAGCAGCGTGAAATCTCCAGGAGAGTTTGATGTCGAACATCATTGACCGACCCGGCCCGGAAATCCCGGTCGGAACGCAGATGCCCAACATCGTTGCCAAGGCCGGCGCCAAGTTCGTCGAAGAGGCCGCCAAGAACGGCGAGCGCATCTACATGGGCGGGACGATCAGCCAGAACGGCGTCTACTCGCATATCAGCCTCGACGACTACCACGGCAAGCGCGATCTGCTCGACGGCGCCTCGGTATCCAAGAGCGCGCTGAAATGGCTGCTGCCGGCGCACGGCGGCTCTCCGAAAGCATTCTGGGGCCGGTGGAAGTGGAACCCGGATCACATCGAACCGGAAACGACGGCCGCTCTAGACTTCGGCAAGGCGACCCACAGCCTGCTTCTCGGCGACGAGGTGTTCGACGATCGGTTCGTCGTCCGGCCTGATTACCGGCCGGAAGACGGCGCGCTGCCGGCGGACAAGCGGCGGAAGTGGAATGCCAACGCGAACGACTGTATCGCCTTCCTGAAAGAAGCTGAGAAGAAAAAGCAGACGGTGATCTCGCCGGACCAGTTCGAGCGCATCCGCCGGATCCACCGGGACGCCAGCAAATACCCGCTGATCCGCGCCGGGCTCCTGAATGGCCGCATTGAGCGATCGATGTTCTGGAAGGACCCGGAGACCGGCATCTGGCTTCGCGCCAGGCCGGACGCGCTTCCTAATGCCGACGGCGTCTATGCCGATCTCAAGACGGCCGGCAAGTTCGACGAGGACTTCCTCGAGCGGCAGGTCTTTGATGCCGGCTATTACCTGCAGGCGGCAATCACCCGCATGGTGTGCCGTGGCCTGGGCATGCCTTTCGAGACCTTCACCCTGCTCTACGTCCTCAACGACGACGTGCCCGACACAGCGCATGTGGAGATCGACGAGTTCGATATCGACCGCGGCGAGCGTGCCGTCCGGTGGTGCCTGCGCACGATCCGCCGATGCCTTGATGCCGGCGAGTGGCCCGGCGCCAGACCCTTCAATGATGGCGAGCGTCGGATCCAGATGAAGATCTGGGCCAAGGACCGCCTCGACAAATTCCTCGACACCGAAGAGCGCCAGGAGGCCGCGTGATGCAGAAAATTCGCGTAATCGATTTCGAAACGACCGGGATGCCAGAAGATGCGGTCCGCGCGATCTGCGAGGTTGGTTTCACCGACCTGTCGGCCGATTGGCAGCTTTCGTCGACCACGGCGTTCCTCGTAAACCCAGGCCACCCGATCCCACCCCAGACACGCGCCGTGCATCATATTTCCGATGCTGACGTTGCCGGTTGCGTTGATCCGAGCGTTGCTCTGCGCACGCTGATGATCGGGATCGAGGCGGATGACGTCTTCGCGGCTCACAATTGCAAGTTCGAGCAGGCGTTCTTCGGTGGCGGCGGCCGGCGCTGGATCTGCACGATGCAGGCGGCGAAGCATCTTTTCCCGGATGCACCCGGCTTCTCCAACCAGGTGCTGCGCTACTGGCTCAACCTCGACGAACAGATGGAAGACGTCGAACGCGCCATGCCGCCGCACCGCGCCGGTCCCGACACCTACGTCACGGCGCTGATCCTTTCCCGGCTGCTCATGCTCGCCAGCGTTGATGAGCTTGTCCGGCTGACGACGGCGCCGGTCCTGCTTCGGGACGTCACCTTCGGCAAGCACAAGGGGTCCAAGTGGTCCGAGCTCCCTTGGGACTATCTCAGCTGGGTCGCAAGCAAGTCAGACCTCGGAGCCGACGAGAAGCACACCGCACGCCATTATCTCGGAGGGAGATAACCATGAACCAGGTCACCACTCAGGAGCCGAAGGGCGGTCTCTCCTACAAGAACATCGGCATTGCCCAGGCGGGCGGCGGCGGGATGCTGCTTCCTCAGACCTTCGGCGAGGTCGTGGCATTCGCTACGATGATGTCGCGGTCCCAGCATGCTATCCCGAAGCACCTTCGCGAGAACGACGGCGCGTGCATGGCCGTCACGATGCAGGCGCTGCGATGGGAGATGGACCCGTTCGCCGTCGCTGCGAAGTCCTACAACGTCAAGGACCTGATCGCTTACGAGGCCCAGCTGGTTGCGGCCGTGGTCAACACCCGGGCACCGATCGCGAAACGCCCCGTCTATCGCTACGAGGGCTCCGGTGATACCCGCAAATGCATTGTCTCCTGCGAGATGCTCGACGGCTCGACGAAGGAATACGAGAGCCCGGAAATCGGCAAGATCACGACCAAGAACTCCCCGCTGTGGAAGGCAGACCCCGATCAGCAGCTCGGATACTTTTCGATCAGGAGTTGGGCGCGCCGGCACACGCCGGAAGTCATCCTCGGCGTTTACACCCCGGAGGAAGCCGAACAGTTCCGCGGTCCCGACAATGCGCGCGACGTCACGCCGAGACCGACGCTTATGGAACGCCTCAATGCGCAGCAGAACGCCGCGCAGCAGCCCGCCGGCGAGAGCGAAGGCTTTGACGCATCCTTCACCCGCGATGAGCCGCATGACGCCCTGACGGGCGAGATACTGACCAACACCCAATCCGACGATGCCGCATCCCCTCCCGGCACGTCTGATGCTGACGATGTTCCCCCGCAGTCGTCAGCCAGAGAGGAGGCCGGCGATCCCCCATCTGAACCGGCCTCCTCCACCTTATTCCCGACCGACCGCGCCGACCTGATTGAGTGCTGCCGGAAGATGATGGCCATTCCAGTGGATGGCTCCCTAAACCCGCAGACCAAGCTCGGTGTACTTGAAGCCGGTAAGGAGGACTGGAAAGGACGCCTACCAAAGGAGTTGCACGACCACATTCGCGGCTTCTTCGAGTCGGCCAAGGCACAGATAAAGGCCGACCCCAAGGTCTTCCCGAACCTTCGCGAGAAGGCGCTGACGCAGTTCGCCGAATGGCTCGACTGCACCGTCGAAGAGTTGGGGGGCTGATATGGCTGACCGGCCGATACTCTTTTCCGGCGCCATGGTGCGCGCCCTGCTCGCCGGCACGAAGACGCAGACGCGGCGGATCATCAAACCGCAGCCACCCGAGGGCATAGTTCGCCATTGCTGGTACGACGCGCCGCTGTACGGCTTCACCCGTGACCACGATGTTACCGCTGACTGGCATATAGCCCGTCTGCTTGCCTACAAGGGAGATCGCCTGTGGGTGAAAGAAACCCACGCCATAGTTGGCGACAATCCCCACCTTGGCGACGAGGCGCAGGCCTGTTTTGACATGCGCGTTCCGGTCTACTACCGCGCCGACGACGTGCAGCCAGAGCTCTCGAAGTGGCGGCCGAGCATATTCCTCAAGCGCGGCTATAGCCGCCTGACCCTCACCGTCACCGACGTGCGGGTGGAACGGCTACAGGACATCAGCGACGACGACGCTATAGCGGAAGGCATTGAATATAATCCGCGCCTCGACCCGGTCGGTCAGTGCAAGTGGCGCCACTATGGCAGGGAAAGCGCGGGGATTTACCCGCCATCCGCATCCTACATGACCCTCTGGGATAGCATCAACGGCCCCGGCTCATCGGACGCTGACCCGTGGGTGGTCGCCTACACCTTCA